CGAGTTGTGTTGAAAATGGGAATCGAACCCACTACCCTCAGTGATTAGACTGATGCTCTAGCCAAATGAGCTATTTCATGTACGCATCCGAATATACGGAATCCTTTGTCCCTATACATCAGGGAAACTCAAACTCAACATTTCCAACCTTACACCTACCCTAAAATCCTGTCAAGATAAATCTGCGCCTATTCGCAATTATTTATCCTGCGCTTAAAACTTGGTGCGCCCGGAGAGACTCGAACTCCCAAAATGACCTGATTCGTAGTCAGGTGCCCTATCCAATTGGACTACGGGCGCACATCTTGTTCGGAAGGGCAGGACTCCTAGTCCCTGCACCCACCCAGCCCGTGCCGGGTGCTCTCCATAGAAGACTTTAAGCTACCTTCCAACTTTTAAGCGAACGCGCCTAATCTTGCTCCGCGTTCTTTTAGTAAAGCGATGAACTCTACAGTCTGCTCATGCGCTTCTTGAAATCTGTTCGGACCTCTTGGCCAGCGATACCTAATGACCGTTACGCCATACCTTGTTAGTGCCTCATCCCTTATTGCATCGCTTTCCTTGCGTTCATCGTGCTGCCTTCCATCAACCTCAAGGTTCACATTAAGTTCAGGAAAAAAGAAATCAAGAAAGTAGTTTCCGTTCCTCTTGAGGCCAAGCACTTTCTTTTTGACCATCCGCTCCTGTGTAAATGTGAATATCTCCTTTTCTAAACGTTGTCTCCAAAACTTCTCTGGAAATGATTCCGTACCTTTCTTGCGTGTACTCCATCCAGCGTGGTTTATGCTATGTTTTAGAAGCATCTCTGCTTTAAGCCAAGGGTTATCCCAATTTGCCTTTGCCGAGCAAGAATTAGAGCAATATACTTGCCTATGCGTGGGCCTCTCTATGATTTTTCCACATCTCTTACATGAGCGCGGAAAGATGGACGTTGAGCGTGACCGAAGAGCATCTCTGATCTTCGCAATAGTCTCTGGCTTATGCGCACCAGTAGAAACTCCTTTTTTGCTATCACCATAGCACTTACGGCTACAAAACTTTGGATTCCCAATCTTTCGAGGATATTCCTTACCGCACCATTGGCAAACTCGCTCTGGCAACCGTTTAGTGTTTACTTTGCCTTCGCTATGGTTGCTTAAGGCTCGATTCAACGACGAGCAGCGTTTACTGCAAAATACCTTATTGATTCCGCCAAAGTTCTGACCGCATTGTTTGCAAATCTTCATGCCTTATTATAGCATGGTCGGGGTGGTGAGAATCGAACTCACTTGATGCCCTGCTCCCAAGGCAGGTGGCCGTCCTTTAGCCCACACCCCGACAACTTGGTGGCACTGGCGGCTATCGAGACCGCGACACCCTGTTCTTCAAACAGGTGCTCTACCATTCTGAGCTACAGTGCCATAAAGCAGCCGGTGCTTACCGGAACGGATGGATTTACTCGGATACCCCTACAATCGTGACGCTAGCTAGACATCCGTATTCGTAGTTACAGGTATCACTACCTTCCGCCAGAGGATTTACTATACGACCTCTGCTACATTTGGTGGACCTAGAGGGGCTTGAGTCCTCGACCTCCCCGGTGCAAGCGGGGTGCTACTCCATCTGAGCTATAGGCCCGTAAACTGTGCCGGGGAATTTCACCCCGGCGATTGGGGTAGACGACCGGATTTGAACCGGCGTAGAGGATTACTCCTCACAGGGCCACGACCTGTTGCCTAACCACTCGGCCACGTCTACACTTGGAGCGCAATCAGAGGATCAAACTCTGGTCTGCTGGATACAAGCCAGCGGCTCTATCACTGAGCTAATTGCGCAAACTTACGCGAACTGCAACTTCTGTTCGCCCTTGGAATCGTTCCACAAATAACGATCCCACGATTTTTCCTGTGCGCCCAAAGATTTCAAAATAAACCTTGGGGTGTGAATTGTCTGAGGAAGCGGCCTACGGAGTAATGGCATCCCCGCCTCTTCCGGCGTCCTGTCATTCTTCCGCGAATTACATTTCCGGCAAGCAGAAACAAGATTGATCCATTCGTTTTTTCCGCCCCTCGACTTAGGTAAAACGTGATCTAACTCCAATCCGCCTCCGGTAAACTCATGTCCACAGTACATACACTTGTAACTGTCACGCATGAAGATGTTCTTTCTCGAAAGAGTTTGCATCCTGATCGGCACATATTTGTACTCCAACAAGCGAATAACACTTGGCATGAATATACCAGGGTATATCTCCCTGTCCGTATGCACTACTACGATAGCCTTTCCCTTTGTTACCAAGGTCAAAGCCCTCCTTGCCCAGATTATGCGAACCGGCTCTAGGCAGCTATTCAGTTGTAGCACCGGCCTCCGCATTAAGTTCATCGCCTTACTCGCCTTCCTCTTCTTGTGGAGCACCATCGACGCCTCGAACGCCGTTCCTGCGAGTACGGATCGCAAACTCTTCCAGTTGAGCTAATGGTGCGTTAAACTTTCCTGCCAATCTTAGCCACACTGCTTGGAGATCGGCATTGAGATGAAACTTGTACGTCATGCTAGACCTCCTACTTTCCAATCTCGGTTTACTTCCTGATATTCCTTTGTTTCATGTTGTCCAAGAACTCGCCAGCGTCTATCGCCCTTTGCAAGCGAAATAACGGTTCCAACTTTCACTCGCGGATCACGAGGAAGAAAGCATACCATCCTTCTATTACCGCTGGCGAGTTCCGTTTGCTGAATCTGCATTACTTCCCTTTCAATCTGGAGCGAAGGACCGGACTCGAACCGGCGTGAGAAGAATGGCATTCTTCCATACTAGCCACTGTATGACCCTCGCTTACTAACTGGCAGCGGGAACAGGAATCGAACCTGTCTGGGTGGTTCCAAAGGCCACCGCCTAAACCAATCGGCCATCCCGCTAAAACACGATACTGGCGCTGGGGCGCTTCCCCACTCAAGGTCTTACTCAGACGGCTTGTGCTCAGGTTGGCCTTCCCCTCACAACTACTACGCCGTCACTGCCTATCCCCTGCGTCTTACATAAGCGGCACAGGACGCCACGTACCCTTCAAACTTTATGCCGCGCCTGAGTATCGTGGTTACCCATTATCGCGGTCCTGTCGCTTTCACGTCCACATCAGAAGCGATCTTTTTGGCACCCCGTTGACGAGTCGAACGTCAATTAACTGAGTCAGAGTCAGTCTTCCTGCCATTAAAAGAACGGGGTATTTACTTTCCAATCCTTTCGTACTTGTCACGCCGCCATTTTTTGTAGAAGGCGCGGCAAATATCGCATTTGCACTTTCTTTTCAAATACGCAGTAACTGTTCCATGCGTTATAGGTCTGGAGAATCTCTTACGATTTTCCACCGCAGTCTTTTTCTTGTGGCACTTACTGCACCTTACTACGCATTTTGCAAGTTCTGCAAGTCTTTTAGACTGCGTTAAATTCCAAACGCGATGTGTGACCTTAGTATCAGGATTAACATGATCCACTTCTAGATCGTTCCAAGAACCACAATCTATACATGGACCATTTGCAGCTATCCACTCATCCCGCCTGTTTTTCATCCACTCCAGTTGGTATTTCCGTTGGACCGCTTTGTTCTTGTATGGCATACCTAATGGTAGCCAATCGCTGAACCCATGTCAATACCTAACCTTGGCTCCTCCCTCCAGAGTCGGACTGGAATCCTTTCGCTTAACAGGCGAACGCTCGACCATTGAGCTAGAGAGGAACATTAAACTTATCTCCTAACGTGAGAAAGCCCGAACCTTTTTCGATTCGGGCCTCTCTAGTTTCACTATTGTCACTAGTGGAAATCTGTCTGAGACCCTTTTACGCACTGCCGCGATTACCGGCTGGCTGCGTCGGTGCTTGGTTCGCGGTATGTGTAAACTGGACTCTCATGGATTTAACTGTACCTAATTCTTCTTTCCTTGTCAAGAACTTTTTTCAGAAAATTCCTATCGCGCAAAGATTATTCTCCAGGCCCCCAACTGAAATCATTTCCACGTGGAGGTTCGCTATTATAGGGATAGGCTACTGTTCCGTCTTCGTTCAAATATCCTGTTTTTACAAGCATTTCCCTGGCAAACGCGGGATTAGACTTGCATCTCTCTTGGATTGCATTTGCCGCAGCCTTTAGTTTCTGGAGTTCTTTGTGCGTCATGGCGACTCGGATATAAAGGAAAATCTAAGGGGCAACCGCCTGATCCGGCTACCCCTCAAGCCTTGGCTTCGCATCCAAGGTAAGAGCATTTCTCGCTAGAGCAATTGTAACGCAGTTCCGCACTCGCTGCAAAACATTAGGCGGATTTTATTTTCAGCGCCGCACGACGCGCATATTCTCTTTGATTTATTTGCACCCTTCTTAAATGTTCCAACAGAATATCCTTTGGAAGCATATTCTTCAAGGAATTCTTTTTGTACCCTAGTTTGGTGTCCTGTATCCTCATTGCGTATCCATACTTCATTTCGCCTTTTTTCTATGTATGCTTGAGGCATCTTTTTACCGCGATGCGCTAGAGATCGATTATGCCTATTTTCTTCCGTTATAGGACCGCGATTCTTAGCTCTGATACGCATTTTCTCTCGCGCAGATTCATTATGTTTTCTACCATACATCCCATTTTTCTCTCCATAAAGTTTCGTCTTTATCTTTTGCTCGTCAGTCAAATGCTTGCCGTACATCGGATTTCTCTCACCAGACATTCGTTCTGATTTCTTTTTGCATGTCTCCGGGGACTGTTTTCCGTAAGATATTCCTATTCTCTTCGCCGCCATCTTTTCTTTGGACTCAGGAGAATGATGTAAACCTCTAAATGTTCCAGGTTTTCCCGCTCTCGAAAAATTCATTCCGCCATTATGCCGGTTGTAAAAGCGAGGGTTATTGGCTGCGCCTACTCGAAGTAGAAACATAGTCTCATGGCGCAGGCACTCATCGGCACTATTAAACACCCGCATCGTTCGATACGTGAATGAATCTTTGCCGTGCGTGACTATGAGTTCTCTTATTATTCTGCTGCTGGTAAAATAGGTAGACCACAGATCGTGAGGATCGCAACCTTTAGCTGTTCGGCTACCGTAGTAATGTATCCCCGCTTGCTTGTTAGTCAAGCAGTAGGTGTAAGGTGTGCGGTCTTGAGCAGTGAACTGCAAAGGATACTTATCCACAAACGTCTCCGCGTGTGATGTATCCTTGAAACGGCGCTCGGACTACTCGCCCACTGCTTAAAGTCCAATGGATTGTTTTTATTGTACCACAAAACACACATTCAAATCCGATGATTTACGTGCATACTACACTTGGTAGGGCCACCGGGGATCGAACCCGGATTTCAAGATTGAGATTCTTGCGTCCTTCCGTTAGACAGATGACCCCGTAAAACCTAAGCGCCAGAGTGGAAGCCTAACCCACCGACCTGTCCATTAGAATGGACCGCTCTGGCCTACCAAGCAAGTCGCTGCGCACACACGAGCAATACTTGGCCTGAGCTACTGGCGCGTAAAATGGGGCTGACGACGGAAATCGAATCCGCAACCAAGAGATTGAAAGTCTCTGCTCCGATACCAATACAGAGTGCATCAGCACAACCCTATTGAATCATTACCCTATCACATTCCTCATCGAAAATCCTGTCGGCGATAGGAATTGCATTATCGTATCCAAATTCAACCAAAAAGCGAAGACCGCGACTCTCGCAGAATTTAGCAGCAATATACTGATCTTCGGTCACGTCGAGTTTCAGTGTCTTCATCCACGATGACATGCTATCCACAAATTACCTCTGCTAAACCTGTTTCAGTAATCCTTCTTCTTTCGTCCAAATCGCAGGACCAACATTGCTTGTTACAATTCCTCTCGGATCAATACCAGACAAAGCTACCAATCTGGCAAAGTCCTCTTTCGACATTGTAACCACTTCTACAGGACGGTGATCTTTATCCTTACCCGCTGTGCATTTCCTGCATCTATTCAAGTCTTCTTTGGACGAAAATAAGGTGGTTCCTCCTAGAGCTTCCCCTAGTTCGTAATCAAAATCAACTTTGCACATCCATCCTGGCACTGCTCTCATTTTGCATCCTCACGATTCTGGTTTCTAGCCCCTTCTCCATCGGCTGCTTCCAACTCTTTCGAGTCTCCTCTCGGATTCAAGGCGCTCGTCTTGGTCGGAACCTTACTGGAAGCCAACTTGGCGGTCCCGACCGGCTTTGAACCGGCACCTCCTCCCGTGACAGGGGAGTGTCCTTGCCATTTAGACTACGGAACCTAAACTCAATACTACCTTATGCTTCTCACAAAGCCTTGTCCTATCCGCATACGCCCCGCAGTGACAATGAATGTACATATCAATGTCAGAGAATATGGCATTTAGGAGTTTACGCTCTGGTACTCGTATCGCTCGTTCCCAAAGAACATGATGCCTACGCCAGCGATAATTCGATGAAATCAACCAGTGTAGAATCCAAAGCATAAACACTCCTAAAACTCTGCGGGGCTGGACTCACCCAGACCCCGCCCATCATTATATGCGATGGTAAATCTTGGAAGCGGGGCTGGGAAATCGAACCCAGAAACGAAGGATTATGAGTCCTCGCGGCACCTTGCTCCCCGCAGTAAAAGTTTGGCCCATTTTGCTATTCAAATAGGACTCCACCAAAGCCACTGCGCTGTTGACTCTACAACGCATGAAAGGAAGGCTGCTAGACATTTATAGGGTCCGTCTTGAGCCTCACCGTCATCCAGACCCAAAACAAATGTACATCTTTCCAGTTTAGTTGTCAAGGATTTTCTTGCGCCTTTGAATCGACTGGTACTCCCGGAGAGAAATGTTCCACGGTAAAAACTCTCCTATCTAACGATAATTCTGTAAAGGTAAGACTGGGAATTGACTCAAAAACAATATCGGTATAGGATTTGTCAAACTGTTTTCTGACGATGTTCTTGACTGCCCTATTCTGATCCTTATTTGGGATAGACGCATCAATCGCTTCAAGTATAGATTCACGTAGAAGTCGAAGTTTGGGAGCAACCGTCTGTCCTAGAAGTTTGCAAGCCTCATCGAATCCATGATAATGCTCCTCGGTTGTAACGGTGAAAGTAGTAGTTGGTGAGGATACGGACGTGTCTACACCTGCGATTTGCTGTGTCATGTGTGTCCTTTCAAAGTTTCCTACTGCTTAACGCCTTGTAGGAGCGGCGGAATGAAATTAGTATAGCACAAAAGAACATGGTGCAGGCGGCAAGGATCGAACTTGCTATGCCCGAAGGCGGCTGGGTTACGGCCAGCGAGACTACCATTAGTCCAACGCCTGCACATCATGGAGGAGTGCCACGGTGTCGATCCGTCTTCCTTACGGAGCTACGGCTTTCAGGGCCGTTCGTAGAGCCGTCTACAGGACACTCCAAACTGGCGGATTGCAACGGAGTTTGACCGTCATCCCGAAGGAGCACTCGTTTTCGAGACGAGTTGCCGAACGTCGGCAGTGCAATCCAACACTGGCGGGAAGCAGTGAACACGATCCACACTCCTTGCGGAGCCAACGGTTTTCCAATCCGTGCCTATCACCTGATAGGTTTACTTCCCAAAACTTATGGCGGGGTAGACAGGTCTCGATCCTGCACGTCTCTTTTCAGAGGACAACGGTTTAGCAAACCGCCCGAATTGCCAATTCTCGCACTACCCCGTAAATCTGGTGCTGACGAGGGGCATCGAACCCCTATGCTACTTAATTTCGCACGGCTTTTTGAGAACCGCGTGTATACCAATTCCACCACGTCAGCAAAACTATGGTGCGCGTGGTGAGGCTCGAACTCACAGGTGCCCTTTCGGAACGGCACTTTCTAAGAGTGCTGGCTGATCCAATTCGCCGTCACGCGCACATCTTAAACTTTGGAGAGCCGTGCAGGATTTTAACCTGCGCATAACTGGGTTGCGGCCAGTCGCGTTGAACACTTCGCCAACGGCTCATGGTGGGGGCGACGGGTGTCGGACCCGCCCTGTATGGCTTTTAAGGCCACTGTCTCTGCCAGCGTGGACTACGCCCCCAACAAAAAACCCCCACTTGGTTGAGTGGAGGCTCATGGTAAAAATCCTTGTCTTGGACTCAACCCACAGCCTCTCCAACCCCTAATAGGGATGAATACGACAGCGAACTGAGGCACAAGTTTTTCATAGCAAATCCAGTGTTGCACAGAATCAGATTCTTGTCAAGCGGTAAATATCGTCACCGCGAAGGATATTCCTAAATTTAGCCAACACGGATGACGTGTCCTGTTCCGGTATGGCATCCATTATTGGCCCGATACGAGGATCATCAATGATGGTTTTACACAAGGAACGTATTAACTCCCTGCTTTCCCCATCTCGCATATCTTTTTGAGAAATCATAAATCACCACGGAATTAGGATGTTGTCAATCCTTTTCTTTATGGCACCTGCAACTGCAATTCAAGGAATAACACCCATAATGATGAGAACCAGTGCAATTTCCAGAAATCCATCCTTCTTCGTGAACTCCACGGCCTTTATCTACCGTCTTCTTTTTCTTAACTTTCAGTGTACCTAGTTTTGCAATATGGTCATTTTTAGTTATTGGGGATGGAGCCGCCATAGTTCTCTGATAGTGGAAATTGCTCGGTGCTCCTTTAGCTCCCCTGGAGTATGAACACGCATACCCAGAAGGAGCATGGCACACAGGACATTCTATCCGTAGTGCTGGCATACTTCCTTGTCCGTTCTTTTTGAACTCTATCTTTTTGTATTCTTGGGGTATTAGTTCACCCACAACCGTCTCCTTTGAGCATCAGGAACGTCTCTACGCGCAGGAGTAGTCTCCCAAAATGAAGGCGTCAACGGTTGCCTCGTTATTTGTCCTGCCGCAAATAGGTTATGGCCGGTAAACCTTAGTCCTTTGACCGACGTGCAGCCTTGGTTTTCCTTCGCGCCGCAAATTGGGCACCACAATGCTGTTCTGCTCATGACGTAATGTGAATTGTTTACCTCTGGTTCGCGTTCCATGGTTTCCTCCTTAATCGATTTGTTCCGTCAGTATAACTACTTCGCCGTCACGGACTTCTACCCGTTTTACTGCAAGTCCTGACGCACATCCGTATTCCGAAACCCAAACCGGCGTATGAGACTGCATTCGATACTCGCCACCTTTATAACCAGTGAAAGTCGTACCCTTCGCACGATTGAGAATCACCAATAAATCCAAAACAGTTATAGATGCTTCCCCTTCTCCGCTCGGCTCAATGGCGAGGTCAGAGTAATATCCTCTATATGAACCAACATCTGTTACGCTTCGTCCATCCTTAAGACGTATATCCTTGCTCTTTCCGTCTGGAGATTTCCCTTCAATTTCTCTTAGGGCGTCAATCAGTTGACCTAAAGACATATTCTGTCCTGTAGCAACACGCTTGTACATCTCTCCTTCGCAAAACTTGTCAACCATTTCTTGTATTCCCATTCCGTTTCTCCTGTTCTCTTTTGCTCAGTCTTACAACACTCAATCGGCGCTTAATGGTTCTTGAGGTGCTCCAGCGGGTTTTGTCCTGCGTACTTCGGTGTCTTCGTCATCTTTAGTCCCACCATTCTCTCATGTGTTTTTTCATAATCGTAAACAAAAGTTCTTCGTCCTGCTCCGCTACATTCTTACACTCATAAGCCCACGCCTTCGATCCGTACCCGAATCCTTTGGCAGCGTTGTCGCTGTAGTTGTCTTCACTCAGACGCTTCAAGAGAAGAGCACATATTCTCATCCTACGCGCATCTTTTTTTGCGTTGACGTGGCAACCATATTTCTCGAATACGTTAGCCATTCGAGAGAGTTTGTACTGCATAATATCCGCAAGGAACGACCAATCAAAACTAGCATCCAACCATATTACAGGTGCCCACCGAATAAGGTTCTTCGGACCTCTCCAGAACAAGTCCTCAAGGATATACCACACGTTCTTGAAGAACGTCCTCGGCAACCATCGGTACGGGATTCTGTAGAATCTGCTCACTTCCTTGCCTCCAGCATTACGTTTGCCCACACGTAAGCGTTCATGGCGGCATCTACCATTTGCGGACCCGTTTGCCAATACGATGTTCCGCTAGGATCACATCCAATGTATCCTTGCAGCGCCGCCATAGCGAACTGGTCGCGCAGTGTAGCGCGTGGCTCCACTGGCCTAAAAGTAACGGGTTGAGACAAATCTGGGAACTCGTCAGGAGTAATGTTAGCACCCTCAAACACCATTGGAGGGTTCGAATATATCTTAATATATTCGTTGGACACTGCGAGTTGAGCGGCAATCTCAATCAATACGGCGGTCTGCGCACTACCGTCTGCCCATGTTGTTTTATCCGCTACGCCATTATTAACCCGCAAGTTGCGTCCAAATTCTCGAATCTCATCTGCCTTCATCGTTTCTCCCCCCCCCCATAAATCAGTCCTCAACCTCTTTCACCCGACGAAATGCAAGGTCGCCACATTCCTTGCAGGTGTTGCTCCAAACACGTTCAACCCCGTTAGGCAGTGAACCTGTTATTACACCTTTAAGGTAAACCGTTTTTGCAGTGTGTGTTTCCGAGATGAGTTTCCACTTCTCTGGATCGAATGTGTGTCTGTGGAACAATTTCATAACTTGCCTCCCTTAATTCTCTTCCACGTAGTCTGGAGGAGTCCCGCGTTCAAGTTTTTCAGGGATTGAATGTACTGATGTATCTAGCCTCGCCGCAATCTTGCTTAGCAGCGGAGCATACAACTTCTCAGCCGCTTGCCATGCCTTGCGCTGGCCCCTCTCGTAAACAGCGAAAAGGATCATCAAACACGCGATAATTCCAACCACAACTCCTGCTGAATTGATTATCATTTCTTCTTCTCCCCTCCCCGTATTAGCCAGTACAGTACATCAGCCAAGATGTCGGCACCCGGTTTCTTCCCCTGCTCAATCCGCACTAGCGCAGAGCCTCCAATCCCTATTTCCTTTGCGGCTACCCGAATGGACTTTTCCTCCATTGTTCGCCACTTGCGTAATACGTTTCCTAGTCGCATTGGGATACTGTCTCACATCCGATAATTTCTGTCAAGGAAATATTCTGCGCTTATTTTGCTTGACTTTCTTTTCGTGATAGTCTAGGATTCCGTTTATGGCTGATAAGAAGAACCTCCTTGTGATCTCCGATTCAGTCTCGGCAAGCACAGGCTTGGCGAGAATAACCCGCGATCTGACGACCCGCATCCATGCCAACTTGAGTGACATATATCGTTTAGCAACCGCAGGCTATGGATCGCCGGGTAGCTGTAAGTTCCAATGGCCTCAGTACGCTTTAGAGGGCATGGACTCTTGGATATGCCCTACGCTGCCAGAGATAGTAGAGGACTTTGCAGGGAAAGAACGCTGTATTATTCTTCCGATCTGGGATTTGTCTCGTTTGGGCTGGTTTTCTCAACCTGAGAAACTAGGAGGAGAATCCCTTGCCAAGTTTCCCGGACTCAAGGATTGGCTTCTTAAAGCAAACATAGAGCGATGGATTTATGCTCCAATCGATGCCTCTGGTCCCTGCGACAAATTAACTTTTCCTCTCGCCTTAACGCTTTTGGGCTTTGACCGCCTTTTGGCCTACGGACCATTCGGAGAGAGCGTTATCCGTAAAACCATAGGCGATCAGGAGTCAGTCAAGCGACATTTGACGTGGCTTCCCCATGGCATTGACGGGGAGGTGTTTCACCAGCTTCCCCGCCAACTGAGTAGGAAAACGTTCCTCCAGCACACTGGAGCGCAAACATTATTGGCCATGCTGGGCGTCAATCCTGAGATTAAACCGATTGAAGAGGATGAGGTTTTGATCGGAATAATCTGCACAAATCAGTCCCGAAAGGACATCCCCCTCGCGTTGGAAACTTGTTCTATCCTTTCGCGGAATAGGAAAATAAGAGTTTGGCTGCACACGGATTCTCTGGAGAGAAATTATTCAATTCCTTCTCTATTAGTTGATTACGATCTTTTGCAGAATACTCTAATTTCGTTAGAGATAATTTCCGATCAATCAATGGCAGCAGCCTACTCAGCTTGCGATTTGACTATAGGAGCAGGACCAGAAGGTTTTGGACTGCCGTTACTAGAATCGCAGTTCTGCGGCTGTCCAGTAGTGCATGGCAGTTACGCTGGCGGGTCCGATATTGTTCCGAAAGAATGGCAGACTGAACCTCGCGCCTTTAGGTACGAGGGTTCGTATGCCAGTAAGCGTCCCGTTTACAACGCAGAGGATTGGGCAAGGAAGGCTGAGGAGTGGATCGGGAAGCGTGCAAGTCTTGATTCGCGCTATGAGTGGAAGAATTTGTGGCCTAACGAATGGGAGTCATGGTTCAGGGAGGCAGCAAAATGAGCAGAGTCTATCCGTCAACTAAAGGCTGCCCGTTCCGCAAGATTGTTAAGCGTGAGCGTGTTCCGGGAGCTTTCTCGCAGTCCTATATTGAAACTCTCTTGTGGGCATACCGGATACGGGGGCGTAAATGACGAGATTATGTGAGATTGCCGAAAAATACGCCTGCGACAAAGCTCCTTCAATCCGTCACAGCTATACTCCTTTCTACTATTCCCTCCTACGCGACCGCCCGATACGGCGCTTATTCGAGATTGGAGTCGCTGGGGGAGCGAGCATGAGGATGTGGCGAGAATACTTCCCGGAAGCTGAAATCTTCGGCATTGATAATGATCCTTCTCATATCTTTCAGGAAGACAGCATCCACACCGCCCTCTGCGACACAGGGGATTCGAGTAGGCTAGCCGAGGTTGCTGGAGAGTTCGGCGGAGGATTCGATCTGATATTGGACGACGGTTCACACTATCCAGACCAGCAAATTTCCGCCTTTAATACGATGCTTCCTTTTCTGGCACGAGGGGGAATCTACATCATCGAAGACGTGCTTCAGATTGAACAGGTTTCCAACCAGATTTCCTTCCCGCATGAAATTCATCGCTTCAACAAGTGCAGCAATCCTTCTGACGACAATCTGATTGTTTTCTTTAATGAAAAGGGAGAGTAAACGTGGAGAACATTTTAGTAACAGGTGGGGCAGGATTTATTGGGAGCCACTTGACGGACTACCTGCTCAACCAAGGGTATAATGTGGTAGTCTTTGATGATCTCAGCGGCGGATTTATCGAGAACGTCAACGGTAACTGCATCTTCGTCAAAGGGTCTATTCTTGACGTTCCCCTGATAGACAGATTGTTCCGCCAGTACCGCTTCTCCTGCGTTTATCACCTAGCCGCATACGCAGCAGAGGGGCTTTCTCACTTCATCAAGCGGTTCAACTACCAGAACAATCTCATCGGTTCGGTGAACCTCATCAATGCCGCCGTAAAGTACGGAACAGAGTGTTTTGTGTTTACGTCCTCAATGGCCGTATACGGTTCGGCGCAGGTGCCTTTCAATGAGGAGATGACCCCCGCCCCGGAGGATTCTTACGGAATTGCCAAGTATGCTGTGGAGCAGGAATTAGCAATCAGCAAGGAGATGTTTGGGCTGGACTATGTGATTTTTCGTCCGCACAACGTAATAGGGGAGAGGCAGAATATCGGAGACCCCTACCGCAATGTAGTAGGGATATTTATGAACAAAACCCTCATAGGCCAGCCAATGACCGTCTTCGGAGACGGAGAGCAGGCGCGGGCTTTCAGTTACGTCGGAGACATTGTTCCCACGATAGCGGACTCCCCACTTGTACCTTCCGCAAGAGGACAGATATTCAATATCGGCGGAGACACTCCATGCACCATCAATGAACTCACAGGTTTGGTCGCGGATGCGATGGGCGTTGAAAAGAGCGTAGTCCATCTGGAAGAGAGGCATGAGGTTAAGTATGCTTATAGCAGCCACTACCGCGCTGCGGAAGTCTTTAACTACGCTCCAAGAACTTCCTTGAGAGATGGAATATTCCTGATGGCGGAGTGGGCAAAGAAGCACGGATTGCGGAAGGGGAAGGATTTTGAAGGCATTGAAATTACAAAGAACCTGCCGAGTTTCTGGAGGAGATAAGAAAGTTATGACGTTTGGTGTGATAGGACTTGGAGTTGTGGGGAACTGCTACCGGCGCTGGCTTGAAAATAAGGGCGAAACCTTTGGCTACGACATCAAAGGTGAAGGATCGATGGATGATGTTAACAAAGCGGATGTAATTTTCGTTTGTGTGAATACGCCGTTCGATATAAGTGCGGGAAGATTGAATACCACATTTGTCGAGAAGTCTGTGCATGGTATATCTGGTAGCAAGACGGTAGTCGTCTGCTCCACGGTTCCTATTGGAACCTGCACCAGTCTTGCAAATACTTATCCGCAACACGTCATCCTTCATAACCCGGAATTTCTGCGGGCTAAAACAGCGTGGGAGGATTTTACATATCCGCTTCGCCAAGTGGTCGGGCTTGTGCGTGCCGCTGACAGAAACATAGCGGGAGACGTGATGCTTATGCTTCCGTATTGTGACCATTCGTGCGTTGTTCGTACCGACGTATCGGAACTGGTAAAGCTGTCTTCTAACCTGCTCTTAGCTGTGCGTATAGCGGCGGCGCAGCAGGTGATGTGCCTTGCTGGGGCTAAAGGGGAACAGGTTGCTAATATCCTTGCGGTTGATCCGCGTATTGGCGCATACGGCTTTGATTGTTCCGAACAGTTCGGGTATGCAGGCCGGTGCCTTCCCAAAGACGTGAAAGCGTTCCTGCGCGAATGTTCGGATGCCGGAAGTGAAACGGACTGGATGGAAGAGATGGACAAGGAAAACGAAAAAACTCTGGTTTCTCAGGGGTTGAAACCTGATTATGGATGGCCAGAAAAACTAGGGGAGGGTGAGAATGGATAACCAAGACTTTGTAGTATGCTGTCCTGTCGTTAATCGGTTTGATCTACTTGACGAGGCAGTAGCAAGCACCGCACCGTACAATATGACCGTGATCGATAACTCTGACGGTAAGTTGGGGGATAGGTATAAGGATACTAGCCATGTCACTGTCTATATCCCTTCTGTTCCTCTAAATTTCCAGCAAACATCGAATCTTGAATGTAAATTGGCACAACTGCGTGGCGCAAAGTATTACGTACATATGCATCATGATGCTAAGTTTCCGTCTAAGCGTATCGGCGATCTTCTGGATATTGCGCGTAAGGCTGATGCTGATGGACGCCGATGGTTGGTTGCTTTTACATTTTATGACATCGTTTGTGCTTACAATGTCGCCGCGATGGAAGACTTAGGAGGGTACGATGCTCATTTGTTTCATTTGTACCATGGCGATAACGATCTCTGGCGCAGAGCTAAACTTACTGGATATGAGCGCATCGAAGGCGGAGGCGAAGGCATTATCCATCTGGGCGGCGGATCAACAACGATGAATTCCGATCTCCGTTGGAGAATTTGCAACGATAATCAATTCCCATTATCAGCAGAGATTTACAGGCGAAAGTGGGGTGGTCCTCCAGACCACGAAGTTTACGTTGCTCCCTTCGACCGGCCAGACGTGTTTACGGATATGAAGCCTGTCATCCCTTGACGCACTCCCACGTATAAATACGTGGGCTTTCTGGACCGAAGATTGTAAAGGGAGAGGGAATTATGATCTATCTTCAACGATACGAACCGTGCCTGTCGGAAGATGGGTTGATGGCAGATGCCGAACCTCGTAAGGACGGCTCCTACGTCCTATTCTCTGACTGCGAAACAGAGATAAAACGTCTCAACGATGCGTGGAAGAAAGTTGTAGACATCCAAGGACTGACCGTTAAAGCCCTACGCGAACATCTAAGATTGGCAAAGGGGGAGAAGTGAAACAACTCTGGCAAGCTCTCATTGCACGTCTTGTCTACTGGCTTACTCCTAAGCCTTCCGTAGTGCCTCCTGCGCCCATCATGCAAACTCCTGAACCGCCATTAAAGGCGGGAATATGCGAGTGTACCCATCTAAGATGTTCCCATATAGAGGGAAGAGGGAGATGCTCTCTAATTTTTGAACCTTCTGAGAAGTTCCCAAGGGGTTCTTTTTGCAGTTGCCAAGTGTTCATTCCCAGAAAAGATAATTATGGAGAGAATGAACCTGAAACTCCATCGCCAGAGGAGCTAGAGAAACTTTATCAGAGGTGAGGAAATATGTTTGATTACCTGTATGCATCTATCGGTCCTGTGGTCGAAGGTCTAGAAGACTACGAGAAAATCTATGCTCTGGAACAAGCAGAGTACATTCCTTTGCGCACTCTGCCGGGAGAGAACGGGAACAGCGCCATCACGCGATGGGAGCTTTCTCCAGAGCAACGCCAAGCCATTGTAGACGGTGCAGACATCTTCCTTGAAGTGATTCACTTTGGCGGACCTCTCGCTCCTGTCAGAATGGCTATAGGAAAGCAGGAGAATGATCCTAACCTATGGAATGAGTGGTTCTGCGCTCAAACCAAAGGGCCATACGCTCATTTGTTAAAGGATAAGAGGAGAAACGATGCTTGACAATCGCTCACCGTTGATGAAACGCCTCGCAGAGATCATGCCAAAGAAGCCTGAGCAGCCTTGGGATGGCAAATCTTTAATGCATATT